TCAACCGCCCTCGCTGGCGGTTTTTTTGTGCGTGTCAACATTGTGTCGACCGAGGTGGGCGACGGGGTTGAGCTTAACGGCTTCTTCAAGGTGGTCGGGCGCGAAGTGGGCGTAACGCATGGTCATGGTGATGGATTGGTGGCCCAGGATGCGTTGCAGGACGAGGATGTTGCCGCCATTCATCATGAAGTGACTGGCAAAGGTATGACGGAGGACGTGAGTGAGCTGACCGCGAGGGAGCTGGAAGCCGAGATCCTGGATCGCCGTCTGGAAGGCCTTGTAGGCGTTGACGAAGAGGCGGCCGAGCGGACGGCGGTGGCGGAGCTGGCCGACGAGTCGAGCGTCGAGGGGGACGGTGCGGGTCTTGCCGGACTTGGTGGCAACGAAGGTGACGCGATACTTGCCGAGCTGTTCGGCGCGAAGGGTCTGGGCTTCACTCCAGCGAGCGCCGGTGGAGAGGCAAAGCAGGGTGATGAAATAGCAATCCCGGTTGGGCTTGGCCTTGAGGTGGGCCAGAAGGAGGCGGACCTGGTCGAGGGTGAGGAACGCCATTTCCGTCTCGTCTGTGCGGATCTTGCGGACGTTGGCGAGGGGGTTGGGGCCCTGCCAGAGGTCGAGGCGTTGGAGCTCGGAGAAGACGGCCTTGAGATAGGCGTGTTCGTGGTTCACGGAGGAGGGTTTGACCTCCTGGAGGCGACGGGTGCGGTACTCGGCCCAGTCCTGGGCGGTGAAGGCGTCGGCCTGGGGGTTGTCGAGGGCGGCACAGAGGTTGCGGAGTGAGCGCAGCCGGTCGGGGCCACTCTTGAGGGTGTGGCCATGATGGGCGTGCCAGAGGTCGACGAGATCCCGGAGCGTACGCGTGTCGCGCTTGGGCGGGGCATAGTCGTGACCCGCAGAGGCCTTGCCCTGGACGTGGCGTTCGAAGCGCTTGGCTTCGGCCTGTGTTTTGAAGGTTTTACGGATGCGGCGAGATCCACGGCCGCCTGGCTGAATGTCGACCTGCCAGCCTGTCTTGACCTTGCGGATCGTCATGCCGCTTTCCCGAGAAGTCGTCGTTCCAGTAGACGTTGCTCGACGAGCTGGCGGAAATCGCCGGCGTCAACGCCGCGTCGTCGGTAGTACTCGGCGAGGTCGTCCCACATGCCGGAGCGTTGCAGGTAGCGGATAGCTTGGTGAGTACGAAAGCCTTGGCGGGCATAGATGCTGATGAGGTTGCCGAAGGCGAGGCAGATGTTCTTTTCGTTACCGAGGCCTGGGGCCTTGCGGGCGCGCTTGTACATGAAGTCAGGGGCGTCGCAGTAGAAGCGGGCGTCGTCCTGGAGGAGCTGCCAGGCGGGGTCGATAAGGTTGCGGGAGTGATCCAGGCGATAGGACTGCATGGCGGAGCGCCAGAGGCCGGTGAGGTGAGGGACGGTGTCGAGGAAGCGGGCGAAGCCGGTGTCGTCGAGGACTTCGCCGGTGTCGACGTTGCAGGGGATGGCGCGGGCGTACTCGGCGAGCACGGACTGATGGAAGCGCATTTCGATACGCCAGACATCGGCGTCGGGATCGTAAGCTTGGGCGAGGTCGTCGGTGGTGGCGTCCTTCCAGATATTTTCCCAGAAGTGGATCTTGTCGCGGTGGTGGGCTTCGCGGGTCTTGTTGTAGATGGCGCACTGGAGGGCACCGGCGGTGCCGAACATGAGGGTTTCGGCGCGGCCGTAGGTGGTGGCGATGCCACCCTGTTCGAGGGTGAGGGAGTCGATGCCGTCGATCTTCATGACCTTCTTGGAGCGGGTGACGAAGCGATCCATGAAGTCCTTGGGCGGTTCCCAGCCCTGGACGTCCAGGGCGAGGTGGACGGCGCAGCCGGCGGGCTCGAGGTGGGCGAGCATGTGCTTGGCGATATTGTCCATGAAGGCTTGGCACTCGCTGGGGTCGAGCTCGTGAATGAAGTGGGGCGATAGCTCGATCTTGAGGTGGGTACCGAGGGTGTCGACCTTCACGTGACGGGCCTGGAAGAAGATGATCACGCCGAGCTGATTGTTCTGCAGGCGGTAGCGGAAGCCGGAGCCGGCAGCGCCGGCACCCACAGCCCAGGTAGTGCCGAAGAGGTCGATCTTGGCGCCACGGCCTTCGTGATAGGCCTCGATGATCTCGTGGAACTGAGACAGGCAAGGAGTGCCGCGATAGAGCTGGCGGACGGTGTCCACGCCGGCATGCAGGATTCTGACCCGGTCGAGCTCGCGCTGGCCCTTGGGACTGATGAACAGACGGCCGTAGGTGTCGGCTTCGCCCCTGGCCAGCGATTCAGGTGAATAGCGTTCCCATCGATTCATTTTTTTAATTCCCTTCAATGTGCGTTAGTGAGCTCTCATAGTCAGTGACGTTGTCACTCTGCGAGACGTGTTACAGGGAGGGTCTCGCCCCCTCACGGCCTAGCTGGGGGGAAAGGTGAGGGCTTGAAGCAACGCGATCACCACGAAATGCAGGGGGTACCAGGTGAGCCACAACGGCCGGGGCATGGGGGCGATGCGCGTGGCCAGGTGACCGGAGCCGCGTGCCAGCAGGTAGGCCAGGCCAAGGGCGGTGGCGAGGCTGACCAGGTTGAGCACCAAGGCCGGGTTGAGGTGGAAGGCGACCAGAGCGGTGGGGATAGCTAGGAAGGGGCGCCAGGGTGCCGGGGCGGGCTGGAAGGCGAGGGCGAAGGCCGGCACCAGGAGAAGACCAGGGACGCCGTATTCGATGGACGGGGCGGCCAGGGTCGCGGCGGTGGCGAAGACCAGGGCCAGAGTGACGGTGAGCCGGTCGGAGCGCACCAGGGGAACAGCCAGCAGTAGCCCCAGGGCAAGAGTGAAGACGATGTTGAGCTTGTCGCTGTCGGTGACCAGGGCGAAGGGTAGCTGGGCGATAACGGCGATCAGCAACAGACGAAGGGCGTAGCCAAGCGGGTCGCGGGTGTTATGGACGGCATGCCAGGCGACCATAGCGGCGAACAAGGGAAGGGCGGTGCGACCGATGAGCAGCGCCCAGGGGGTGAGGGCGTGCACCTCGGGGAGCAGGAAGCGGGCGGCATGCTCGAGGGTCATAGCGGTGACCGCGAGCCATTGCGCCCAGGGAATCCAGGTGTTGCGGGGGGCGGTGAGGGTCAGGTTAGCCATGACGGGGAATCTCCGTGGCCTGGAGCAGAACGTAGAGCTTGCGCTGCTCGGTGCTGGTGGAGGTGGAGCGGAACAGGGCACCGAGGCCGGGGACCTTGCTGAGCACCGGGACGCCACTGACGGATTCGGTGGTGTCCTCGCTGACCAGGCCGCCGAGGAGCACGGTCTGGCCCGACTGAATCTGCACGGTGGTGGTGATGCTGCGCTGGTTGGTGACGATATCGGCGGCTTCCAGGGACTCGGTGAGGCTGTCGGCGGTGGTGCTGACGTCCATGACGATCAGGCCGGAGGCGGTGACGACCGGCGTGACGTTGAGGGTGACGCCGATGTCCTTGCGCTCGATGGTTTGAAAGGGGTTCTCGATGTCGGCGGCCTGGCCGGTGACACGTCCGGTGATGATGGGCACGTTCTGGCCGACCGAGATCCTGCCGGGGCGGCCGGAGAGGGCGAGGACCTGGGGTGTGGAGAGCACGCGGGCGCTGCTGTTGCGCTGGATGGCGTTGACCGCGAGAGCGAGGCTGGTGCCGTCGAAGATGCCGAAGGAGAGGCCAGGCGCGGCCAGAGAGCCGTTGAGGTTGCGGGTGTTGAAGCCGCCGGCGACGGGAGTGGCGTCGTTGGTGCCAAAGGCGACGCCGAGGTCAAAGGTGTCACCGTCGACGAGCTCGAAGATCACCGCCTGGATGAGAACCTGGGGATGCGGCACATCGAGTTGCGGCAGGAGCTGCTCGAGGTCGGCCAGGCGTTCCTCGGCGCCACGCACGAGGAGGGCATTGGCGGCATCGAGCACCTGGGCATTGGCCGGGGTCATAGAACCGGCGGTCGAGCGCGTCAGGTAGTGAGTGATCAGCGGGGCGATATCCTTGGCGCGGACGTTGTGCAGGGGCAGGACGGTGGTGGCCTGAGGGTCCTGGGGCACGTCGAGATGCTGGGTGAAGTCTTGGGGGGGCTGAGTGACGTTGGTGTCGTGGCGAGTTGTGGCGTTTCGCGCCTCCATGGGGACCAGCACAGGCGGGTTGCCGTAAAGGATCTGAAAGCCGTGGGCCTCCAGGACGCCATGCACGAAGTCGCCGAGTTCGTGCTCGGGGACGTCATCGGCGTAGACGGTCAGGGTGCCGTCGACGCGGGGATCGATGGCCAGAGGAAGATCCATCTGGTCGGCATACCAGCGAGCGAAGTCGCGGACGTCGGTGTTTTCCAGGTGGACCGGGATGGCGTGGGCGGTGGTGACCAGGGCCAGGGTGAGGCCGAGGCTAACAGCGAATTTCAACATGGTCGGGTCCTCGGTGCAGACGGAGGCGGCAGGCATCGAGCGGGACGACGTGAAGCCCTTGGCGGTTGAGGTCGTCACTGGTGATGCGTCGGTCGCCATCGGTCAGGCGGTAGACGGTGGAATCGCCGAGTTGGGCGAAGCTGGTGATACGCAGGCCCTCGAACTCGCTGAGCTCGGGGCCGGGTCGGGTTTCGGGTGTCGCTGGGGACCGGGCGTTGACCTGGTCGACCACCAGGACCGAAACCGTCAGGAAACAGCCGAAGAGGAAGCCGGAGATGCCCAGGAAGGGGCGGTTGAAGCGCTTCCAGTAAATTCGAGTCATTCGCACGTAGAACCTCGCATCCCGAGGCACGCGAAACAGGCCGTGGGTGTACCAGGGCGGGAGATAGCTGTACGTGCCGTGGGGGTAGCTGTCGGAAAAAGCCTGCTTGGTGTCGTAGGCCGGATAGAGGTGGCGACCGGTGTAGGTCCAGCGCTCGACGGTGAGGCTCTGGGGGCTGTCGCCGTACTTGACGATCCCAAGATGGACCTTGGGCAGGGGGAGCTTGCCGCCGGTGGCCAGGGAATAGAGCGCGCCGACGAAAGGCAGGGTGACGCGATCGAGGCGGCGGCAATAAACGACATGTTCGGCCAAGGCAACACGCGCCTGCTTGTCCATGATCGAAAGATCCTGGATCAGAAAGATAATGTCCCATCCCAGCTTACGGGCGTGAAGGAACCAGTCGATCACAGCTTGACGGGACTTGTCGGCCCAGGAACGGGAGTTGAACCAAGTACCACATTCATCAAGAACTAAGAGGCCGTTCTTAGACTCATCATAAGAGTCGTTACCAGTGCCGATGGCCTCAAGGTCAGCAAGGCTGGGCTTATCGGGGATGCGATAACAGCGGGTTTTTCGGGCCTTCTCGCCGATCAGCTTGTCGAGGTTGAGATCGAGGTTGGTGGCCACCTGACAGCCACGGGTCAGCTTGTCCTTAATCTTGCCGACAGCTACCAGGGTTTTACCGGAACCAAGTTTACCGGTGACGACGTAAACAGCCATTAGATAGAGGGCCTCAGCTGCTCCCACTCGATAATCTGGCGCTTATGGTGGAATACCCACATCGCAATTTTGGCGGAATATATAGCTGCCACACAAGCTTCAAAGTTAGCAGGCTTAACCATTCCCAACCCAGCGGCGAGATCGCCGGGGAGGGAGGCGCTAATACCCGAAATAATAGCCGAGAAAGTCGCGCCCAAACCAACAAGGAGCGCAATATAGAAAGCGATCCAGCCAAGCGACGTAGCCATCCTGACAGTAAATCGGGCGGCAAACTTCGAGACAATCCATTCAACGACTTTGACCAGGACATTAGCCAAAGCAGTCACGCCAGCAAATGCTAAGGGAGCAGCCATAATTACGCCCTCCTAGTTGATGGAGCAAAGAAGGTGTTCATGATAGAAACAACTGTCCAGAAGTAGATGATCCAACCCAACCAGTCCCGAACCGTATTAATAGGCTGGCAAGGAATATCAAGCGTAGTGAAACCAGCATTAAACGTTAGCGACGTACAAGAACCACCAGGCAAGGAAGGGAACTTACTAACGACTTGCTGCGCTATAGACGAGCTTTCATCGCTGCCAATCTGATCGAGTTGATCAAGAACGTTATCACCATGCGTTTCAGCTTCTTGCTCAGCATTGTCAGCAATATCATTAAGGCCAGATTCACTTAACATCGAATCAGGATCAGGCGCTTCTTCAGTAAGTGACTCTTCAAGCCCTTCAAAACCTTCAGACATAGAATCATCAAGATCACCGAAGCCTTGTGAAATACTACCAGCAAGATCAGAGATCCCATCCGCAATAGTCTTCAAGAGCCCCGAGTCAGAACCCTGGGTACCATCACCAGAAGGCCCCGCCCCAGGAGCAGTCGGCGCAGTCGTTTTTTCTTTTACAGTACCGTCAGGATTGTACGATGTTGATACACCTGAAGGCTCAGTAATTGTATAACTTCCATCATAATGATCTACCCGAGTTGAACCGTCAGGGTAATCGCTGCCAACATTAGCATCCTCGCCTTCATAACAATAAGTATCACCATTACCAGAAGACACATTTGAAAAGGGGCAATCCTGAGAAGGGTCCGAGGTTGGAGTTAAATCAATATCAGAGGAAGGAACCCAACCGTTATCAAGATCAGGAGGGGGAGGGGAGAGTTCTTCTGGTGTACTAGGTGCATCAGGTGAGGCACCAATCGGGTCAAAAGTCGCAAGCCAATCACCGTTAGGAAATTGAACGCTAACACTAGGGTCAATAGTTCCCACCCAATCACAGCCGCCGGCACTAACAGTAGAGCCAGACTGAAAGCCATCAGAAACACGAAGGGACTTAGAATCTAAAGTCTTGCAATGTTCATCCGTAGACATAGGAGGATCGGGTAATTCATCAGAATAACCAAATTCACCATAATTTTCATGCGGAATAGAGTCCATCATGTCTGACATATCCCAACGGTCTGACCAGTACATAATTACGCCATCAAATTTACCTTCATAATGCTTACTTGGGGAACATTCAACTATATATCTAGGATACCCTTTTTTAAAGTTAAGTAAATTCGAACAAGAACTTGCCAAGAGATTAGGCATTTCATACCACATCCCTGCATAAGCAGGTAAAGAAAATATTAATATTGAGAGAAATAAAAAAAAGAGAAAGAAACGCATGTAGTCACCTGAGAGAGCCATATAAAAGAAGGGGGAGCCATAGCCCCCCCAGGTAACAGCGGAACTATCAGGAAGCGCGGTTGGCGAACTTCTTGAAAAGCTTAATACCCACCAGACCCGCGACGATGGTAGTCACGACCGGCCATGCGGCAGAGATCATGGTTGAAGCTTCCGTTTCGATCGCGGCAATAGCGCTTTCAGCAGCGGATGTATCAGAGGCGCTAGCAGAACCAGCGACAACCAGGGCGGTCAGGCCAGCGCCGGCATGAGCGTAACGGTTACGAGCAGCATGGCCCAGCTTACGAAGTGCATTAGTCATGAAGAAACCTCGACGAGACGTTTGAAGGTGAGAACGATATAGGCCCATGCCCAACCGAGGGCGTAGGCACCGAAGAGAGAACCAACGAGTTCCGCAATGGTCAAGTTCATCGTTGGCCCCCTTTTATTGCGCCGAGCCCGAAGGCAATAACGAGCGCGGCGCAATAACCGAGGAGCCACAGTTGCTCATATTGCTGAGTGTCCATGGCTCGTGTTCCTTGTTAGCCGGCGGCTTTGGTGTCGCTTTTGGCAGCGCCGGGGTGGCCGGTGGCGGAGGGTTTACGGACGGCGATGGCGTGCATCGTCATCTTCCCTTGTGAAGTACGCATCTCAGCGTCGATCTCGAGATTGCAAGGCATATGCGGGGCATGAGCCCGGAGTTGGTCTAGCAGCTCGTAAGGGGCCGAGATGGTCATGACTTCATAGCCAACACGGTTCTCGTTATCGGGATCGGCTTCGTTCATCAGGGTGAGCTTGGCGCCCTTGATGCCGCCGTCCATGGAGTAGCGCATAGCGCCGAGAACGCGGGCTTGAATGGTGTTGATCATAAGGTAGTCCTTCCTTTCTTGGCGTGGGCTTGGGTGAGCTGTTCGCAATGCTCAGCGAGAGCCGCTAGCTCGGTGGTAGAAGGAGACGGACCGTCCGTCTCCTGGATGAAATACTCTGCAAGGCGGTAAAGCAGCGCGGCCTTGCCGTAGTCCCGGCCGTGGAGGCACCGCCCGGCCCGCTCCCTCAAGGCTCTGAGCTCCGGACTGGGGGTCCCCCGCTCCGTCACCCTGCCCGTCGGTCGTCCCGCACGGCAGTCGACGCCGCCCTCCCCGTCAAACGTCGCTGCGCGAGTTGTGACGGGGAGGCCGTCGCCGACTCGGGGAGCCGTGCGACCGACGGGCGACGGGTGACGGGCTGGGGGATTCATGATTAAAGCTCCGAGCCTTGGGAGCGGCCGGGGGCCGCAGGCACAGCCGCCTGGGGGGCAGCATCGAGGCCGAGGGCGGTGAGGTCGCCACCCTCGAGGCGTTCCAGGCCGTCCTGGACGAGCAGTTCGCCGAGGCCGGAGGGGGTGACCTGGTGCGTGCCGGCCTGGACGAGGTAGCGGCTGTAGGTGTCGGCGTCCAGGAACACGCGAACGGGCTGTTTCTTGCCGGTGGCGTGGGTCATTGGGTGTTCCTCTGGTGGGGGTGTGGATAAGCCGGGGTGCCGAAAAAGGGCACGATCAGTCGTCCAGCAGAGAGGGGCGACGGGGTGTGGATAACGTCACGGGCCAAAGGGACAGGCAAGCGGCAGGGTGAAGCGGGGACGGTGTGGGTGTGGATAGATTGAGATCCAGGAGACGCCTCGGGATCAGGTTGGGGCGTCTGGCGAAGGCTCTGATAGAGGCGTTCGTAGACAAAGGTCAGGAAGCCCTTGCAGGCGTTGAGGGTGGTGAAGCCCTCGGCAACGAGCGTCCTGCCATTAATGGTGTTGGTGCGAACGGTGACCCTTTGAAAGGTGAAGCCCTCCAGATGGTCAAGAGTGACAAGAGAGCCGAGGTGGATACGCCAGCCCACGCCATCGATCCCCCAAACGGTCGATACGTCATACAGGTGAGGAGAGAACGGCAGGGGGAAGCCATCGAGGCCACGATCACGGGGCGCTTCGAAGGTAGCTTCACAGAAATAGTCGTTATCCTCGGGGTCGTGGTGAGGGACGGTAAAGGTGAGTTCAAAGCCATGGGGGGCGCCCTGTGAGATGACAGGAGCGACTTTCGCCTCGGGGGTAGGCTGGGGCCTATCGATGTTGTAGATACGGCGCAGGAAGGTCAGCGCGGCGTCACGAGTGCCGAAAGTGTAATTTCGGGTGCCATCCTCGGCGGTGCCGAAGAGGTGGGGGGCATAGTCGGTGGCGAGGTTGCCATCGAGCATAACGGTCAACGGAACGAAGACGTTGCAGCAGCCTGGACGGCCATCACGACCTTCAGGGGCGAGCATGGCGGAGGCATGACCAGCAGCGAAAATACCATCGACGTGGATGGAGGCCCACTCGTGGTAACCAGGCAGGTCGAGCGTGCCGAAAGTGGTGAAGTTCAGGGTATAGGTGCTCATGACCACTCCTCCCCGTTCATGCATTCAGCAGTGAGTAGAGCGACGTTCACCAGGCGGCGACGTCCAACCTTGATGAAGGGAAGGTTTCCTTGCTGGATCTGCCCACGGATGGTGTCGGCAGTGAGGCCTGACAGCTCGGAGAACCGCTCGATGGTCATGACTGGCACGGTGGCCGGGACCTGGGGCGCGTTGCTCGTTTCCATGTCGTACCTGCTCGCTGTGGCTGGCTGGTGTAGACTGACCACGAGTGCTATAGCGAGTAGGTGTAAGCACTAATGATCAGTAATCATGAGTGAGTATAGTCATGTGTGATGAGGCGTCAAGCTCATTCGGAGAAAAAATCCGCCTGATTCGTGAGGCGGAAGAAATGGGACGCCAGGAGTTCAGCGACGTGACGGGCATCCCGAAGAACACGTTGATCAGGCTGGAACAAGGAAAAAACGAGCCATCGGCAAAGGTCCTGTCACAGGTATGTAGGTCCTTCGAGAGGTACACGACTTGGCTAATGACTGATCAGGTAAACGAGATTGCAGGGCAAGTTAGCCCGGAGATGGAGAGGGCCAGGAAGGAGCTTAAGCCAACAGGGACGGACACCGACTAACCAGGAGGGTTGTGGATAGATGGTTCCAGGGAGGAAGGCGTGGTGGATAACCTTTTTTTAAATGTGCTTGTGGATATTATACCGAGGCTTTGGCCGATACTGTTAATAAGTATCGGCTTTTATCTTTTCTCAAGTTTTTTCAAAAAAGGCAGGAAGAGTAAAAAACAGAAATCCGTTTATTCAAACCCAAGAAAAACAAAAGATGGATTTTTAAACCACGGATCGGAAAAATCGAATAGTGAAGGAGAAAAGAAAAGACTAAAGGAATGGCAGGGGTTAGAGAAAAAAGACTCCCTGGCGGATTTTGTTATAGAGACATATAAAGAAAAAAAGAATTATTCGGAGACATTGATAGAAAGGGGAGGGGCTTACAAGGCAAGAGAGTACCTGATGACACCGGCAGAGCGTGATGTCTATCGAGTGCTTGAAAAAGCCTACGGTGATAGGTTCAGGATATTCAGCCAGGTGAGGGTGGTGGATGTGATTCAGCCCAATACCTGGAAGCACCATTCGGAAAGTCGGGAGTTTATGTCATTGTTTCGACAGCTTTCCCAATGGCACTTTGATTACGTGCTGTGTGAAAGAGAGAACTTCAAAATCTTCTGCGCCCTGGAGCTGGATGATGCCAGCCATGAGAGAGCGGATAGAGTAAGGCGAGACCGAATCCTGGATATGGCGTGCAAGGATGCGGGGCTTGAACTAAAGAGAATGCGGATCAACCACGCAACCAAGAGCATTGATGTGGTTAATTGAAGGGAGCTAGTTTCTTGGGCCGGCGTACTGTGACACTTCACCATTGCAAATAACGGCACGGTGAAAGCCAGGAGAGTACCGGGGGTTTCTCCAAACATAAGACTTACAACGATCTCGAACCAAGCGTTCACTACGATAGTTATCCGGATGGCCAAGGATCTGGATAGCGGTAGCCTCAGAGATGCCAATAGCAAGACGACCGTCGGCACGGGCGCGCACCTGCTCATTGCGTGACGCCCTGCGTGGTGCAGAAGAGGTCGACTGTGACGATGGCTGTTGAACCTGGTCAGGCTGAGGGACAGGGCGAGAACGAAGAGAGTGAAGCGATCCAGAAGGAGGCGCCTGGTAAACGGAGATACCACCACCTGGGCGGTAAGCACCACCGCCGCAAGGGCTGTCCTGATAGACGGTTTGGCCATCGATGGTACAACGATGGATCTCGGCGTGAGCAAAAGGGGATGCGAGGAGAAGGGCAAAAAGGAGCGTCTTGGTCATCATCCATGAGGCCGGTAGCGGGGTGGCCTAAGCCAATATAGCACAAGGCGGGGTGTCGACATTGTGTCGACGGCAATGTGCCGTTACGGTGTGAAGCGAGGCGGTAGAGAAAGCTAAAGGACCATTTTATGGAGCTGTGGACAAGTGCAAGCAGATACGGAATCCACTTGTAATCAGTAGGTCCCGGGTTCGACTCCTGGTGCCGGCACCATCTCAAGCAGTGCAAAATCAGCTACTTACGAGCAAGAGTGGAATCCCCACCTGGCGTGTCAGTAGACCTGACAGCTTCGTGAAATAGAGACAGATCATCAGCCTCACACTTGTTTCCATCTGGAACCGAGGTGAGGTTATGCGCGTTGTATCTGTTATTTCGACCAAGGGCGGGGTCGGCAAAACTACCGTCACAGCCAATCTGGGCGGCCTCCTGGCCGATGCGGGCCTCAGGGTCCTGTTCATTGATCTGGACAGCCAGCCGACCCTCTCCAGCTACTACCCCCTTCGCACCGAAGCCCCTGGCGGCACCTATGAGCTGATCGCGCTCAGCGACACGGCGCCCGATCGCGTCATATCGCAGACGGCCCATCCCAATCTGGATGTAGTGATCTCCAACGATCATGCCGGCCAGCTTCCTCAGCTGCTGCTCAACGCCCCGGACGGCCGTTTCCGGCTTGCCCAGCTGCTCTCCAATCTGTCGGGCTATGACCTCATCCTGATCGACACCCAGGGGGCGCGCTCCATCACGCTGGAGATGGCGGTCCTCGCCTCCGATTACGCTCTCTCTCCCATCACCCCCGAGCTGCTCTCAGCCCGTGAGTTCGTGCGCGGCACCGTTGGCCTGCTGCGCGACCTTGAGGCGCTCAGCCAGTTCACCCACCTCTCTGTTCCCCCCGTTTCCGTACTCGTGAACCGCCTGGATGAAACCGCCGATGCTCGGGGCATCCACCAGACCCTGGCAGAGATGTTCGCCGCCGGCGAGCAGGGCGTCACCGTCATGCAGAGCACCATCCGCGCCGGTGTCGCCTTCCGACAGGCGGCCAGCGCCGGACTGCCGGCTCACCAGTTCGAGCCGCGCAAGCCCGCCGGCCGCAAGTCTCCTTCTGCTGCCGACCAGGTCAAGGCGATGGCCCGTGAGCTCAACCCCGACTGGCAGCGGCTGATCGACGCCATGGTCATTACCACCGCCATGCAGGGAGGCTGCCACGATGAGTGCCATTGAGAACCTGGTCGAGCTCCGGGTAGCCGAGGAGCGCCCGGAAGCCGGCTATCTGCCGCCTCACAGCCTGGAGGCGGAGCAGTCGGTGCTGGGCGGTCTCTTGCTGGATAACGCCATGTGGGACGAGGTCGCCGACCGCCTGGCGCCGGCGATGTTCTACCAGCAGGGCCATCGCCTGGTGTTTCAGGCGATCAAGGCGCTGGCCGAGCGCGACCAGCCGATGGATGTGGTGACCGTCTCCGAAGCGCTGGAGGAAGCCCACCAGCTGGAGCAGGTGGGAGGGCTCGCGTTTCTGGCTGAGCTGGCCCGCAATACGCCCAGCGCGGCCAATGTGGCGGCCTATGCCGAGATCGTGAAGGACCGCCATGCGCTGCGGCAGCTGATCCACACCTGCTTCACGCTGAACCAGCAGGCCCTGAACGCTCAGGGCCGCACGGCCGCCGAGCTGATCGAGGAGGCCGAGCAGAAGCTCTTCGCCCTGACGGAGGAGCGCCACGACCGGCTGAGCTCCATGAAGGAGATGCTGGGGGAGGCCATCAACGTCATCGATCAGGCCTTCAATGCGCAGGGTGGGGTGACGGGGATCCCGAGCGGCCTGAGCGAGCTGGACGCCATGACCGCGGGCTGGCAGCCGGGGGATCTCATCATCCTGGCCGGCCGCCCCTCCATGGGCAAGACCGCCATGGGGCTCGGCTTTGCGGAGCATGCCCTGATGGCAGAGGAGGCTGCCGGTCCGGTCTTTATCTTCTCCCTGGAGATGCCCGAGTCGCAGCTGATGCTGCGGCTGATCGCCAGCCTGGGCAATGTCTCCCTGCAGAAGCTGCGCACCGGAAAGATGGAAGACGGGGATTGGCCCAAGGTAACCGCCGCGGTCAGTCGGCTCACCCAGCTGGACGGGAAGCTCTTGATCGATGATGCCTCGGGAATCACCGCTTCCAGCCTGAAGGCCCGCGCTCGCCGCATGACCCGCCGCTTCGGGCGCCCCTCCATGATCCTGGTGGACTACCTGCAGCTGCTTCAGGAGCCGGGCAGCGAAAACCGCACCCTCGAGGTGGGCAAGGTCAGCCGCATCCTCAAGGAAACCGCCAAGGAGCTGCGCACCCCGGTGATTGCCCTGTCGCAGCTCAACCGCTCCTTGGAGACCCGCCCCAACAAGCGCCCCTGCATGGCCGACCTACGTGACAGTGGCGCGCTGGAGCAGGATGCCGACGTCATCGCCTTCATCTACCGCGACGAGGTCTACCACCCCGATAACGAAGATAGCCACGGCCTGGCCGAGCTGATTCTGGGCAAGCAGCGCAATGGGCCCACCGGCACCGTGCACCTGGCGTTCCAGGGAGCGTCGGCGCGCTTCAGGCCGTTGGCCTGGCAGCATCAGGAGGTGACCCCATGAGCCAGTATCGCGTGCGCACACCCGAGCCCCGCTCCCGACTTTCAAAGGCGCTGGCTCAGGTCATGAACGAGACTCGCCAGCGTCAGCTTGAGGCTGAGCAGCAGGGGCTCTCATCCCTCGAGCATCTGATCTGCGTGGCTCAGGGCCACAGCGGCCAGTCCCACCACCTGCGCCGCCTCCTCCTCGCGCTCTACAACGGCTACCGCTGGCCCTTCGAGATGCAGCGGCTCCGCGGGCTCGACGCGTCGCTACAAGCGGATGCTCTCGCGGTGATCCAGATGGCCACCTATAGCGGCCACGAGATCCACACCTTCATCGAGGGTGGTGATGCCTTGCTGACACGCTTCTGGGAGATCGAGGAGGCCAACGATGAGTAAGTCGCTGTCGGCAGCACGAGGGTGCAAGGGGATGCAGCGCCTGGTGCGCTATGCCGCCACCCGGGGGTGGGAGGTGCAGCGAACCAGCGGCGGGCACCTGAGGTTCAGTAAGCCCGGCTGTGCGCCGGTCTTCACCTCATTCACCACCAAGGACCGCCGCGCCGAGCTCAATGCACGCGCCCAGCTGCGCCGCGCGGAGTGGCAGCAGAGGTTCCGCCATGACGAGTGATGCCACTGTCATCAGCACCCAGGCGCCGCTAGCCGGCGCCCTCTTTGCCCGCTTCGTCACCGAGGAATACCGCCGATGAAACGCCCGACCGACCAGCAGCTTCGCGAGCGCCTGATGCAGCCCAGCCCCAAGCGTCAGGGGCAGCCTGTGGATGCCGTGACTCCGCCCGATCAGGAGATGGCCGTCTGGGTCACCCTGGACATGCTCAAGCCCTACGAGCACAACCCCCGGCAGGTGCAGAATCCCAAGTACGAGGAGATCAAGGCGTCGATCCGTGCCGCGGGCCTCAAGCACAAGCCCCCTGTCACCCAACGGCCGGGCGAGAAGCACTACACCATCTGCGACGGTGGCAATACCCGCCTGCAGATCCTGCGCGAGCTCTATGAAGAGACCGGCGAGTCGCGCTTCCACGCCTTCTATGCTCTGTACCGACCCTGGCAGTCGGAAGTGAAGATGCTGACGGGACACCTCAGCGAGAACGACAACCGTGGCCAGCTGCTCTGGATCGAGCGTGCCAAGGGTGTGGTGGACGCCAGGGCAATGTATGAAGAGGAGAGCGGCGACACGCTCTCGCAGCGGGAACTTATCAAGCGTCTGGCCGAGGACGGCTACCAGGTTGCTCAGAGCCATATCAGCAAGATGCTTTACACCGTCGAGTACCTGCTGCCTACCCTCCCCAACACCCTCTACAGTGGTCTTGGCCGACCACAGGTCGAGAAGCTGATCAGCTACCGGGAAGCCTGCCGGCTGCTCTGGGAGCGCTGCACCGAGGAGGTCACGCCCGAGGGCTTTGCCGAGGCCTGGCACCAGACCATGGCCTGGTTCGATGATGAGGGCCAGACCGAGATGAACTGGAGCATCGTGGTGGACCGGCTGTGCGGCATGCTGGCCGACCACACAGGGGTGCACTTCAACGTCTGCGAGCTGACCCTCGATAACATCGTCACCTACCGCAAGCGACGCTGGGACCTGGAAGAGCATCAGGCTTTTGAGGCCCTGGACGTGGAGCTGCAGCAGATGCGCGACCCCAACGCCCAGCCGCCCTCGCTCTATCCGCCGCTGCCCGAGCCCGCCACGGGCGGTGCGCCGGTGGTGAAGGTACCCGCTTCAGATCCTGGCCGTGAACCTCAATCTCAGCCGCAGACCGACCCTCAGGCCGAGCAGCTGCCGTCGCCTCGGACCCTTAGCCGAGACGCGCCTACCGACGATGAGAGGGCAGAGAGCGCCGAGCTGCTTCGGCTGCGTGAGCAGGCTGCCGCTCTGGAGCGCGAAAAACAGCAGCTGAGCGAGTCACCGTCTCCCTCGGTGTCGGTATTCAGCGAGCCGGCATCGGAGGCTGACCCAGTGCCCATGGCGGCACCCGCAGAGGAGGCGGGTGACTGGCCAGAGGGTGCTGCGCGGACGGAGGCCGAGCGGGCTGCCCGCCTTGAAGGGCTGACTCAGTCCCGCTGGGAAGAGACTCCAGGGAAGCGCGGCTACCGTCACCACCTGGCCAGCGAGCTCGGCGTG